ATTTCAAAAGCAATTGGATTGCCACTACCTAACCATGCTTCGTGATCAAACCTCCAATGCCCATGTCCTTTAAACTGAGTTGCATTTGCAGATAATAACTTATGTGGATGAACTAATGGTTGAAGTTTAGCAACATAATTGCTATTAGCCCACCAAAAATTACTTGAGTGATGAGGCCAAGGTTCAACTTCCCAATTTGGGGCACTTGTATCATTTACTTCCAATGCCTTAAGATTATCTTCCCAGCGTTCAATGATACACCAATTAAGCCAATTACGCCAATCTTCAACATTAGGGTTTCCCCATCGAGTTAGGCCCTTCATATGAATATAGCAAATTGCAAATGGTTCTTCTGCTTCTTTGCATTGTTCTTGCATAAAAGTAAGAGCAGGATATTCCCAAAGAGCAGCACTATCGCAAACACTAGTAAAACATAGATTTTTATATTCAGGGCGTGCATCTATAAGTGGAGTAAATGTACGCTTACGTCCGTTACCCATGAGGATAACTTGATCTGCTGCATCCATAAGACCGCTTTTAACTATACATTCCCACTGCTGGTCAAATACTTCACGCCAATGTGCTAGTTCGTTTAAATTCCAGAATACCTTAATCTTTTTCATTGAAACCTATTTTCTAATTGATTGGTGGAGGCCCGGGGAATCGAACCCCATAGACAATTTCCGTGCAAGGGAAATCCGTACACCCACTACTGCCCCCATTTGTTATATTATATATCACTTTACCTGAGCCGCCGCAATAATATTCTTGGTTCTACGACGTTCAATTTGAGCAATAATATCATCACAGAATTCAGTTTTAATATCGATGTCAGCAGTTGTCATGCTGCTTTCGAGATTATCTCTTTCATCTTTAATTAATTGTACAACATACTTCATCTCTTTGTCAACAACTTCAGCATGTTTCCAAGCTTGAAATTCTTTCATTAACGCTATCATTTGACGCACAACATAAATTAGACAACCCAGCAAGCCAATATTACAGATTAGCAGCCACATATCCATCACAGTGACAAATTTCATTTAATCCTCCAGGAAGTAAGTTTTACGAATAGCAGGATACTCATCAATAGCAGCACGAACAGCCATATTAAACGCTTCTCTCATACGCAGTTTAGCAGGCTCTGCCCTCGAATCAATTATTTCGATTGCTTGTTTATAATTATGATTTTCTTCTTCCATCCACGCATCGTCACGGGCATCAACAAACTCTTCAAGTGCTACTAGAAACTTATCAAAATGATCCATATCTATTACCTCAATATTGCTAATATAACAGAATTAAAAACATTGTCAAATAAAAGTCGTGAAAAAAGGTGCTACAAATAAGCAGCACCTTTTCACCCAGTTCTAATTAGAACTTGTAGTTTACACCAAGTGTAACAACATGGTTGTTGTCAAACTTCTTACCGGTTAGCCCGTCGATGTAACGATAACGACTGTCAAGTTCGAAAGACTTAGTGATGTCATAACGAAGACCACCACCGATATTGTATAGGACACGATCGTCATTCTTGCCAACGACCTTATCCCATGCACCCCAACCATATCCTACACCTGCTAGGACATACGGAGTTACCCCAAAACCTACTGGGTAACTTACTACTGCGTTGGCAAAAGCAGTTTCGCCAGTCTTAGTAGCAGTTGGAGCAGCCTTAGTGTTATAGTCTAAAGTTGCTTCAGTGCGTAGGTACTTGTTCCACTGATATCCAGCAACACCGCCAAGAACCTTGGGAGTGTTGTCGTACTTGAACTTGTTGGTATCGTCAAAGTTTCCACCGACGTAACCACCTGCGTACCATCCACTTAGGTTAAAAGCACTTGTTGAAACTGCTGGAGCAGCGGCTGCACTCTTGGATGGTAGATCAGCAGCAACGGCCACTGATGCGCCTGCCACGAGGGCAAACATTGCTGTAAAAAGTTTCTTCATTTCTCTTTCCTTTTGTTCTGCACTGACACACTATTGTATCAGCTGGGTTGTATAAAATAGATAGTGCTAAGTGTTTTGATGCACAATAACAACCGTCTATTATTTATCTAATATACATTACATGGTTAGTAAAGTCAACACTTTTTATAGTTTTTAAACTCATATTGACAACATATATTGTGTCCTATCAATCCATTCTACCACAATATCTATGTCATTAAAATTTCCATTTTGTCTAATAGAGTTTTCAACAGTAACAGGAAGCATTTTTTGGTCACACATATCATACCAATTCATATACGGATCTGGTTTCTCCGTAAGTTTATATACAGCAGCCTGCAAATAATTACTTTCTTTATCAATTTTAAAATGTCCAAATCTACAATCAAATCCAGATGCTGCTAATATTAAGATTAAGTTGCCCATTGTCCAATTAAAATAGCATCCATTCGAGTAAGTTGAATTAACATTTAAAATCTCTTTATTATTGTATATACTAAAATTATATGGAACAGTAATAAGCAACATCCCATCATCCTTTAACAAATCCCACCAATGCATCAATGTAACGAATGGACTTAAACTGTACTGTAAACTGCTATGCGCCCAAATTAAATCTTGAGTTGATGCAACAATGGAAGTGTTGTTAAAATCTGCATGATGATACTTAATATTTGGGTGCGATAATAAACGTGTAGTATCTAGATTGATATCTACTGCATTGACATTTATGTTGCGATGAGTGTCATCGTCTTTCATTAAATTAGCAAACCAAAAAGCATCTAATCCTATGCCACATCCCATATCGCAAACATTCTTTATATTGTCCACATAACTCTGATAACGATTTAAGATTTTTAAAGTATTAACAGAATGAATATGACTTTGTTCGTATGATAAACTAATTGACATGATATATCCATAATCTTTTATAGTAATTATGATATTAATAAGTACTTAGAATATTTTAAATTTGGATTATCATGAAGATTTTAATAACAGGAAGCAATGGATTCATTGGGAGTTTTCTTTGTTCTTATTACAAAGAAATTGGTCATCGTATTTTTGAATGTAATCGAAATACTTTAGATCTATTAGATACCCAAGCGGTAAATGCTTTTTTCAATAGTAATTATTTTGATATTGTTATACACACAGCACTTGTGGGCAGAGAAAATATTCAAGCACTTAAAAACGAATTAAATGATGATATTGTTCGCAATAATCTAAAGATTTGGGATAACTTAGTACGAAATAGACATAAATTTAAACGCCTAATCAACTTTGGTTCTGGAAACGAATTTAATATTGACCAAGATATCATAATGGCACAAGAAATTGATATATTTGATTATGAGCCAGTATACAGTTATGGTTATGTAAAAAATCAAATTAGTAAAGATTTACGACAATACGAAGGATTTTATAACCTGAGATTGTTTGGGGTATTTCACTATAGCGAATCGTCAAAAAGATTCTTTAAGAAAATATACTCACATGGCAGACAAGATTTTCATATTGGCGAAGATAGATTCTTTGATTTTATTAATTTAGAAGATCTAACTCCAATGATTGACATTGTAATGAATGGTGAATCAAAACATCAAGACATAAATGTTGTCTATAGAGAAAAATTAAAATTAAGTGAAATGGCTAGCATGTTTAATGCTATAACAATGAGCAACACTAATATTATTGTTGATAATCCCAATGGCAATTCATATACTGGTGATTTTTCTAATTTTTATAGTTATAATACTTCAAAAATGGGACTGCCATTGGGATTTCTTAGATACTAAAATCTTCCATTCCAGCAACTTTCAATTTGACTAGATTACTAAGTTGCCATTGTTTACTGTCGATACCTTTCATGATTCCCAACCATTTGTTTCTTAGAAGCGCAACTTCATTGATGATTGTTTCATAATCAACAACTTCTTGCTCTCCTTCAACATATTTGTTGGCATCACTACTGCTTAAAGCACGAGCATAATGCTCAAGATATTTTTGAAAATGCTTTCGTCTAATAACTCGAATTTGAATATTTAAATAGTTTAGAACTGCTTCAATTTCTTGAAGTTGATTAAATCGCTGTTCGGTAATCCCTGGTAAAGCAGCAATGTTCTTTTCAACATTGCCCTTTACCGAGATATCATTCTTTGCTTGTAATAATTCATTCTCATAGTATGCAATGAAGTCTGGTATATTTCCCAAACTTGATACTACCTTAGAATACCACATTATTCATCATCTTCTTCATCTGCATCTTTAACTGTAATATGTTCTTTTATAGCACTCAACATTGCTTTATCAACTGCTAAATCTTCAAGATCGTTGTCGTCAATTCCTAAATCAACTAATTCGTTAATTACATGATCAGCAGCAGCCTGTCTATCTTTACTAGGTATATATTCCTTAACAGTTTGCCAAAAAGCAACAAGAAATTCTGTATCACTCATCTATCACTTCCTCTAGTTGTACATCAACAGTGGACTTAGCAGAAGTTTCATTCCATTCGTCAATGATTACCATTAATTTATCATCTGTCCATCCCTTACGGAATTCCTTGATAATCTCACCAGTTGTTGAACTTGTATAAGCAAGCCTATTGCCTTCCTTAATCAGAATGCCCTTTGCTTCAAACATGTCAAGCAACCCACTAGTTGGACTCATTCCAGTCTCATAAGGGATTTCAACTTGTACTGACTCAAATGGTTTACTATACCGTGTCTTCATAACCTTACAAGCACTGCGAATACCATGGACCTGACTAGTCTTATTGCCATCAGCATCAGTTTTTAGTTTAAGTTTACGCATTGCTACAACAATGGAACTTGCGTAGATAAAGCCCTGCCCGCCGCTGATCTTGTCGTCTGGATCAAACATATCTTGTGATGCATACGTATGATTGGTACAGACCATACCTACATTTGCTGCGCCAAACATGTTAACACAATTACGAACAAGTGCTGTCAATGCCTTAGGCTTACGACCCATGTCGCCTTTCATCTCGCCTGCTTCGAACTGATTAACGTCAGTTGGAGTTAGCAACATGCCTAGTGAGTCAATAACAAACAATACTTTTGGCTTAGTTTCGCCATCCGGGATAGTCTTATACTGCTTCATAAACTCGCTAATAGTACGAGCAACGTCATCAATCATTGCCATGTTTAACTTTAGAAGTTTGTCTTCGCCAGTATCAACACCCAACGCATGTAACCAAGCTTCGTCCAATGCGTTTTCGCTATCAATTAGAATACAAAAAATATCCTGCTTTTGTGCGTTCTTAATAATGTTACCGGAGCAAATATAAGATTTGCCAGCACCCGATTCACCTGCAAATACTGTTACCTTACCGAGAGGAATACCTCTGTGAAAGTCACCACTAATGAGATAATTGAGTGTATAATTGCCTGTTGAGATCCAATCTGTTGGATCATTGAACCCAAAACTAAGTCCGTCAATGCTTTTAGTTAGATCCTTACGGAATCTTGAAATATCAAATGGTTTTGCCATAATGTTTCCTTATTGTGTGAATATAACATCGTTATTGCTTAGAACAAAATTCTTCATGAACAATGATCTATATGTGTCTTGCTTATTTTCTAAATCTATAAAATTAGCCAGTAATAAAGTATTTGGTTTAGGGGTTGCACCCTTAGATAATGCCCAGTTAACATAATCATTTGGTGGTTGACTTATGAAACTTCTGTTTAAGTTAATGGATAATATATTATAAATTTCATCATAATCATTTGTATCTGGGGTATCTAAACTTTCATCAAAATTTATCCATTTATTATAACTACTTCTTCCTAAATTCTCATAGGGTATTTTTACATTTGCTTGCCCGAAGTAATTAGGTAATGTAGTAATAGATAATGGATCGTTTTGATTAGTTAATCTTAGAAACCAAGCCTCTTCTAATTCGTGCAATGCTTTATTGATACGTTCCATATCTCTTCTAAATTCATCTCCGAATAAATTTGAAATAGTTGGATAGTTCAAATGTAATTGAACCCAATTTCGATGAATTGTGTTTAATGTACTCTGACAAACAAAATCTGCTGGAGTATTAATTAAACTAATTTTAAACTTTTTCAAATTAATGTGTACTTTATCTATTAGTAGAGATAATTCAGTGATCAATTCTTGTTGTGGCAAGCAACTTGTAGTATTCCAAACAAAGTTATTTTGATTATTAAGCCAAAACTCTACAAAACTGTAATCAATGGGAACACAGTTAATATAGTCACCTGTTTTTTGCCAAATTAATTTCATGGTAAGTTTCCAATAAAAAGTGAAGGGCAACTAGTACCCTTCACTAACTTTTAGTTTAGGAAGTCTTACGATTGCGAATCATTGCCAGAATGTCTTCTGCACGTTGATTTGACTTAGGTGTGTCAGTTACAACTGGCGCACTAGCAACTGTCTCATTGTCTTCCCACGGTGCAGTCTCTACCTTGGGAGCGGCTGCGGCAGGTGCGGGACGAGCAGCAGGTGCCGGAACATCGTCAGCATCGGGATTGCTGTTACCTGAACCAGGAGGCTTGTAATACTGACCCCAACGATCAGCATCATAAGTCTGTCCATCAACAGATGCTTCAAACATCTCCTTGATGATACGTAGTTCTGTTTCACCTGGCTTCTTTGGAAGGAAGTCTTTTAGGTTAAACAATCCATGTGTATCAATTGCAGCACGTTCTGTTGCTGACAGTGCAGACTCCTTACGAGCCCACTTGCTAGTGCTATAGTCTGCATACTGACCTTTCGTAGTCTTGGTAATGGAGAAATCCAAGCCACGATCATAATCAGTAGGCATCTCTTCAACCTCAGTATCTTTCAATACTGCGGTAATCACAGGGTAAATGCTGGGGGACACTACGAACCTGCGAATTGGGTTCTCAGGGGTGGAATCTTCAATTGAAGTTGATTCACGTACAAAGCCCTGGAATAGATAAGAACGCTTCTTCCAATACTTACGACCCATGTCTTCAAGGCTCTTGTCC